CTGATATTGAAGGTGCCAATGAAGTGGCACAAGTATTCAGATCAACTGCCGAAGGTGAAACAGGTCACGCTCACGGTCATTTAGAATACCTAGAAGATGTAGGTGACCCAGCAACTGGTGAACCTATGGGTAGTACCGAACAAAATCTACAATCTGCTATTAAAGGCGAAATACACGAATACACCGATATGTATCCAGGTATGGCTAGAACAGCAAGAGAAGAAGGATTTGAAGAAATTGCTGATTGGTTTGAAACTTTAGCAAAAGCTGAAAAATCTCACGCTGGTAAATTTCAAAAGACTTTAGACGCCTACAAGAGTGCCTAAAGTATAAGGGTGGTGAACGCTAGCGGTAGTAACCACCCTTTACAAATCAAACAAGTTGTGATATATTAATAATATGAAAATTATAGATGATTTTTTAGATGTAGGTAGTATTATTAATATTGAAAAAACATTTTTTAATCGAAATGTATTATGGAAATTTGATAAATCTACACTAAAACCAGGTACATTTTGTACCAACAAAAATTCCATAGATTGTCACCAATTTGTTCACTCGGTTTTTATAGAAAATCAAATAGTATCTAATCCAGGTGAATATAATTTATGCTTATCTATTTTAAATGAATTAATTGATTTTAAAATTAAAATTAATAGAATTAAAGTTAATTTAAATACTAACTTAACAAATTATAAAAAAGAAAATCATCAACCTATTCATATAGATGATACCTCAGAAAATATGAATAGTTTGATCTACTATATAAATGATAGCGATGGTGATACATTATTTTTTGATGAAAAAGAAAATGTAATTAATAGAGTAAGTCCTAAAAAGGGTCGTGCTGTGTTATTTAATTCAAATATTAAACACGCTGCTTGTAATCCTATTATAAACGATTTTAGAATGATAATTAATTTTGTGTTTGGAGAAAGTAATGAATAGTAAAGAATTTAGTTTGAAAATAGAGAATATCGTTAGTGAAAAACGAATATCTTATATGGATGCTGTTGTCTGGTATTGTGATAACAATGACATTGATACTTCTACAGTAGGACCAATGATTAATAAATCATTAAAAGAAAAAATCAAAATAGAAGCACAAGAAAAAAATATGGTTAAGTTTCCTAAGACAGGTAAACTACCTTTGTAATTATGTATGGTGGATTTGACGTTTATAAAACATATTTGGCAATCAAGTTACATTTTACAAGTGAAAAGTATGATTATTTTAAATATGATGGTAAAGTAAATGCTAAACTTGATACCTTTACAAAAAGAAATGATAGATATTTTTTTCATAAATTATCAAAGAAGTATAATCAAAATGATATTGTTGACTTCTTTGTTGCTAACTTTTTACATAATAAAAAGAAATGGGTTGGTAATTTATTAAGGAACGATGGCGATGAGACCTATATGGCTTACAGAAAAGTTAAAGAGTCCCTTAGTTACTCTTTTCGAAATGATTGTAATGTCATTTATAATGATCTTAATGCTAAGCGCTTTTCTTTTGATGATGGCTTCAATGTATTTGGCGGACAACATCCACGAGTCTTACAATTACTTATTCAAAAAAAGATTAGTTACCAGACCGCCGTCATATTGGATTACTTTCTTACGTTTAGTAAGGCGTGGGATATGGAAATTAAAGAGAAAGTGGTTTGGAAAGATATATCAAATCGTCTTAAAAAGTTTAGGCCGTTTGTAAAGTTTAATCCTACTGAATGTAAAATGATATTGAGAGATGTCTTTGTATGAGTGATAATGTATTTTTAATAGGTAATGGTGAAAGTCGTAAAGACTTTGATTTAGAACAATTACGTCAATATGGTAAAATATATGGTTGTAATGCTTTGTATAGAGATTTTACACCAGATGTACTAGTTGCTGTAGATCACGGCATATCACACGAAATTTACAATACAGGATACGCCAGAGAAAATAAGTGTGTGTTTAGAAGTTGGACTAAAGTACCTAAAATGATGTTTGAGGGTATGGTAATGGGTGGCGCTGATCCTAAAGAAGTAAATGACTTTCAAAGACTTGTAACTATACATCAAAATTTAGAACAAAAAGAATTTGCTAGTGAGTTTGTGTATCACGGACAATCTTTAAGCGGTGTTGTAGGCATTTTAAGACGTGGTAAAAACAAAGGTGAAACAGACGAAGTTATAAAGAAACAAGTTAATCATAGTGGCACCTATGTCAGTTGGATATATGAAGACGACAAAGCAGAAAGTTTAGATGATTTTTATAAATCAGAAAATATGATTTACAAACCTGAAAAAGATAGAGGTTGGGCTTGTGGTTCTACATCTGGTGTAATTGCTACACGTAGAGAACAACCTAAACGTGTGTTTATGTTAGGACACGATTTAAATAGTCATACAAAGAATATTAATAATATGTACAAGGGTACCACACATTATGGATTACCTGAAGCATCTCCGATACCTTCAGTTAATTGGATTACTCAATGGGCACATCTATTTACAGAAAGTCCTACAGTACAATTTTATAAAGTAAACAAGTTTGGCGTGACCGGTGTTGATAATGTCAATAGAACAATCGAACAGTGGTCAGGTATACCAAATTTAATATACATTGATTACCCAAATATGCTTGACATTTTGGGAAAAAGGTGATATATTAATGATATGTGTAAACGAAATATGGTTCGAAACATATTTTTCCTTCTGGCTGAATATTGCTTAAGAGGGCAAAAAGCGAGGGCAGTGAGGGTTATGGCCGAATGGCTGAAGACACACTGTTTTGCTGTGAGTAGGGACCAATCTAGCTCAGATATGGACTCTTCCCGGAAGCTTGTGGGTGCGTTCCAACTAATCCCACGAAGGACACATAGTAACAAAGGACTTTATGTTTGATGGTTTTATATACAAAACTATTGATTGGTTAATAACCAAATTAGAACAGTTTAGAGAATGGCGAATACAAAGGTCATTACCTAAAGGTGAGAGTGTTAAAGAATGGGCAAAGAAAAATGCTAAACGTGATTAAAACTCTTATAAATAATAATGATACCGATTATACAGGTAACACAAATACGAAATACGATTAATACAAGGAGAAAAATATGGATTTCGAAACATTAAAACAATCGTCAAATAACTTTGACAAACTAACCAAAGCCTTAGAGGCAAATCTCAATCCCGAAGATAACAAATCAGATAAATCAAAATACGTTGATGAACGTTTTTGGAAACCAGAGATGGATAAAACAGGTAACGGCTATGCTGTTATTCGTTTCTTACCTGCCGTTGAAGGTGAAGACTTACCTTGGCAAAGAGTATGGTCACACGCTTTCCAAGACAAAGGTGGTTGGTATATTGAAAACTCTTTAACAACACTTGGTCAAAAAGATCCAGTGAGTGAAGAAAATACTAGACTATGGAATACCGGTTTAGATAGTGATAAAGAAATTGCTCGTAAGAGAAAAAGAAAATTATCATACTACTCAAACATCTTAGTAGTCAGTGATCCAAAACATCCAGAGAATGAAGGTAAAGTGTTCTTATACAAATTCGGTAAGAAAATCTTTGATAAGATTACCGAGGCACTTCAACCTGCTTTTGAAGATGAAAAGCCAACTAACGTATTCGACTTTTGGAAAGGTGCTAACTTTAAGTTAAAACTAAGAAAAGTTGATGGTTATTGGAATTATGATAAATCTGAATTTGAGGGTGTATCAGCAATCGCTGAAAGTGATGACAAGATTAAAGACATCTGGTCAAAACAACACGCTCTAAAACCTTTCTTAGCTCCCGATAATTTTAAGACCTATGATGAACTCAAAGAGAAACTGAATAGGGTAATTACAGGAGTAAGAAGCGCTGATACTGTTGACAAAACAGACCTCCCGCCTAAGTCAAACGGTACAGTGAAAAGTCCTGAAGTTGCTCAACCTAAGGCAACTACTAAAGTTGAACTAAATGATGATGAAGATGATACTTTGTCTTACTTTAGTAAACTTGCTGAAGACGAGTAATCTCTCCGCTTCATAGACTTTAAAGGGGCAGTAGAAATACTGTCCCTTTTTTTATTTCTCATATAAATATTGTTATGGTAAGCATATTAGATCCACTTGTTGATAGACAAGGGCAAAGTAGAAAATCAGCAAATTGGTATAGAAATGCTGTGTCTTCTATTGCCGACAAGATAAGTGCTAGAAAGTTGATGAATCAAGGAAAATTGATACAAAGACCTAGTACAGGTAGATTAAATATGTTTTTTTATGATCCTAAAACAAAGGATAAATTACCATATTATGACACTTTTCCTCTAGTATTGCCGTTAGAGGCATTTAGAGGCGGTTTTTTAGGTATGAATTTTCATTATCTACCTTATTTAACAAGATTTAGATTGTTAGAACAATTACAGTCTTTTGCTACAGGCAATCCTATGAGTGAAAATACTAGATTAGATGTAAGTTACGATAGAGTTATGGATAATAATTTAGCAAAAAAGACATTTAAGAAATATTTGTGGTCACACGTTAGAAGTAATTTTTTGAGAATAGACTCAAACGAGGCCGCTCTTGCTGTATATTTACCTGTACAGCAATTTAAAAAAGGGAGACCATACTAATGGCAATATTAAGAGGCGGAGTCCGTATTGGTGGTTATGATATTAGATTAGGACTGCCTAGAGATAGATCGTTAGATAATGTAGGAAATGATCCTAGAATAGGACAAAGAGCAGGTCCTACAGGCGAACCAATTGTTAAATTAGCAGATCAAAGAATTGCTGAAGCAGCCAAGGGTGCTAAATCAGCAAAAGTTGTAACAGGTACAGATTATACTGTGGGCGATGCTCATAGAACAAGAAGTTATAAAGAATCTACAATAGGTCGTTTCTTATCTAATATAGGCGATGCTGGTTTTGCTAGACCTAACAGATACCTTGTAGTTATCTATCCACCTGTGTCATTATTAGAAAGTGAAAACGAATTAACAAGTCCTAATATGATACGAAATGTGGGAATGATGTGTAACAAGGTAGACTTTCCTAGTAGAGATATTAATACAAATGAAGTAAGAACTTATGGTCCTCAAAGATTAATGCCTTATGCTTATTCTTTTCCAGGTAAATTAGAAATGACATTTTATAGTGACAAGTTTTTGAAACAAAGGTCTTTTTTTGAAAACTGGCAATTACAAATTTTTAATTCAGATACTCACAATATGAAGTATTATCAAAATTACATTGGTCAAATGGACATCTATCAATTAAG